CTGGAGCGCGCCAATGTCGCGGTTGCGCCAGGCATTGGCTTCGGCGAATACGGCGAGGGCTTCGTTCGGATCGCCCTCGTTGAAAACCGTCAAAGGCTGCGGCAAGCGGCCCGGAACATCAAAACCTTCCTATCCAACCGCAACGCGTTTGATGGTCGGGCGGCGTGAGGCTGGGCGTCGAATCGGCGGCAGGGATCAGTCCGCGACGCTATAGGCAGAAGCATTGACGCCGGATCAGCGGTTCTCCGTCCTCACCGCCGCATCGCCGCCGCTCGTGGCGCCGATCTCGATCGCCCCGGCGAGCCGCGCCGTGACCTGCATCGGGTTCAGCTGGGCGCCGGTGGGGGCGTAAAGGTAGGCCGGCACCTGCGCCAGGCTCTGGGCGCCGCCGCCGGTGATGTTGAAGCTCGGGAATTTGAACCAAAGGTTGTGGCCGGCGTATTGCGGCGGCAGGGTCTGGGCATAGTATTGCCCGGAGCCGAGAAAGAGGAACTGGGCGCCCGCCGGTTGGTCGTAGACCGGCGTGCCGTAGAGCCCGCGATAGAGGCCGGTCAAGGTGTAGGTGTGGCCGGAGACGAGGGTCGCGGTGGTGAAGCTGAGGAATTCGAGGATGCCACCCGCGGCGCGTAGCGCGCACAAGGAAACGCCGTTGGCGGCGGCGAGCGGCGAGACGCTCTGCAACGTCCCACCCGAGGCGGAGAGGTCGACCGTGAGGGTCGTGCCTGATGGCGGCAGATCGGCGGTCGAGACCCCCAAGGTCGACTGGCCGATGAAGGTGCCCTGCGGCCCAAAGCTCTGGTCATCGAGCGAGACATAGACCTGGGCGCCGCCCCAGATCGGCCCGGCGGCGGCGAGGCCGACGATGATCTGCGGCTGCGCCAAGCCCTGTGCTTGCAACAGCTGCGGCGTCGGTTCGAGGATGAGCGGGGTGGCGATCGCCGGCGCCGGGTTCGAGAAGTTCGAGACCGTGGCGCGGGCGGCGAAGCCCTGCTTCGCCGCGAGCGGCGGCACCGTGCCGGGGCTGCCGCCATAGGCCACACCTTGGGCGGTGCCGAGAAAATCCTCGGCGGTGATCGTCAAGGTCCCTTCCTCGTCCTCGTGGATCGCGGTGATCCGAACGACCTTACTCACGATCCCGAGCGTGGCGTCGGAGATCTGCACCAGGTCCATCGGCTCGAGGAGGCAATACTTCCAGCCGAGCTTGAAAGTGTAGGTGTTGCGAAAGGCGAGGTTGCGCTGCAGGAGCAGGTTGACGACCACCTGGCCGCACAAGGCCGGGTCGCAGATCGCCCGCGCCTTGACGCTGGTGTCCTTGCGCACGCCATAGAGGTCGACCGCGGCCTGGTCGAAGGCCTCGACGATCTGGGTATTGTAGCCGTAGCCACGGTCGAGGGTTTCGAGCGCGACATAATTCGCGACATCGGCCGGGCTCGACCGCGTCACCCCCACCGGGTCGGTGGCGAAGCCGCCGGTGACCGGCCCCGCGCCCTGGCGCAACGCGGCGCTCCCCGGCGTCACCGCCGAATGGCCGCCGACGGTCGAGGCCTCGACGATGAAATCGTTCTCGCCAAGGCTGTATTGGACGGTCGTGTTTGGCGTCCAGCTGCGCCCGAAGGGGCCGTAGACCGCGAACGTCTCGGCGCCGTTGGTCGAGGCGATCGAGACTCCGGGCGTCACGGTGACGCTCTGGTCGGCGCCGGCCATGCGGATCACGGTGGCGCCGATCCCGACCCCGGCGGTGATGCCGTAATTGGTCAGGGCCGGGGTGCCATTGACCTGCTGCGCCAGCTTGCCCATCGGCCCCGACGGGTCGGTGGTGTCGGTGTTGAAGTTCGCCGGCTGCGTCTGGTAGCTGACCTGGACCGAGCCGAGCCCGGCCGAGCTGAAGGTCAGGAACAAGGTGTCGCCGGCGCCGGTGGTGCCGCCGAGCGCCACGACCCAATAGGTGACGTTGAGCGGCGCGTCGGCGTAGGGGATGACCTTCAAGAGGCCGCCCGACCAGACGATGGCCGAGACCGAGAGCTGGGCGAGGTTGGCGAGTGCCGCCTGCGCCTGGGTCTGCTGATCGAGCATCGGCGACAGCCAGATGCCGGCGGCGTCGCAATAATGCTGCCAGTCGAGGATCGACCCGGCGGTGTCGAGATTGGCCGCGGGGAAGCCGGCGCCATAGCGGCTGTTGGTCAGAAAGTCGGTCGTGATCGCCGCCGGGTTGGCGTCGTACATGTTGACCGAGCTGTTGAGGAACTGGCACTCGATCGAGAAGTTCGGCGTCGCCGCCGAAAAGCCGAGCTGGTAGTTGTCGGCGGTGAAGTTGCCGGTGCCGGAATAGCCGAGCGCCGTCCCCGGGTGGTTCGAAGTCCAAAATGGATCCGCCGGCTGGTCGTCGCCGCCGGCGTTGATCGTCGAGATCCCCGGCAGGCTCGACAGGGCGCTGAGGTTGCGCTCCCACCAGACGAGGCCGAAGCTGGCCGGCCCCTGGCAGATGCCGAGGATCAGGCTGGCGCTGTAGGTGTATTGCCCCTGGCCCTTGGCGTCGGCCGCACCCTTGCCCTTCGACTGGCCCTTGCCGGTCACCGGCGTCGCCGTGAAGTCCTGGTAATCGATCAGGTTCACCGCGACCCGCGTCGTCCCGTACACGAGCGGGATGACGCCGCCGATCTGCGATGTCTGAAACTGCAGCGAGCCGACCGCCGTCGCCTGGGTGGCGTTCGAGCCTTGGCCGAGGACGCCGGTCACGCCCCCTCCCTAACCCTCCCCCGCACGCGGGGGAGGGAATGGGTGGGGGCCAAATGGGTCGAAGAATTTCCGCACCCACTTCCCGAGCAGCGCCTGGGTTGCATCGACCGGCACGACGCCCATGCCGTTCCAGGCGTGGATTAGCATCGGCCAGGCCGTGACGATGCCGCCATGGGCGAAGCAGCGCCCGACCCGGAACAGCACGACGTCGCCCGGTTGTGGCGGCCCCGGGATCTCGCGCGCATATTCGAGCACACCCAGCATGTAGCGCTCGTCGTCACGGTGAAGATGCCAATCCTGCGGGTAGAAGGGGATCTCGCGCGCGTAGCGCGTGTCGAAGCCACAGCGCGCGAACACTTCGATGACGAAGGTCAGGCAGTCGGCGCCGCCGTCGCGGCCTTTGACGCGCTGCGCCGGCCGGTAGGGCGTGCCGATCCAGGAAAGGGCTTCGGAGACGACACGGGCGCGTGCCTCGGCCGGTTCTGATCCCTGATCCCTGATCCCTGATCCCTGCATCAAACCGCATTCTCCGGCGGCGGCACGAACGGGAAGCCGCCAAAGCGCTCGGCATTCGCCCCATTGTAGCCGGTCGAGGTCACCCGGCTGTTGCGGAAGATATTGCCGCAGGTGACGAGCGTGCGGTCGCAGCCGGGCAGGATCTGGAAGGTGTCGCCGGGGTTCGGGGTCGACAGGAAGGCGAGCTTGAGGCTGATGTATTGGCCGGAGATGAAGCCGGCGATGGTCCGCGTCTGCCCGGCGTTGGCGCCGGTGAGGCCGATGATCGTGCCCAAAGTAAAAGGGCTCGCGGTCACCGGCGCCCCCTGGATTGCGGTCGGCGTCGAGCCGGCGGTGCAGGCGAAGGTCAAGGCGCCGATGCCAGTCGCGGTGCCCTCGGCATTGAGGCCGAGGACGCGGTTGTAGCCGCACATCGCATCGCCGAAATCGTGGTTGCACTGCGGCTGCCACAACCGCCGCGGCATCATGATGTTCAAGAGGTCGAGGTGCGAGCGCACCTTGATCGAGACCAGGGTGCGGCTCGCCTCGAGCTCCGATACCCGGCCGGCGAACAGCACCACCGTCCCGGCCGAGGTGTCGCCATAGCCGCCGCCGGCGGCGCCCATGAACGCGCGTTCGAGCTGCACCGTGGCGCCGTCGAGCTGGCCCTGCCACGCCGCTTCGGCCCAGGGAATATTGCCGAGCAGGTCGGTCGCGGCCGGATAGACCCGGACGTCCAGCTCGTCCGACTGGACTCCGATCACGACCTTGACCATCGAGCGCTCGAAACGCGGCCCGAGGGCGAAGACCCGGCCGGTCGGCTGGTCGGTGATCGCCGTCGCCCCACCCGAGAACCGGTAGACGGGACCGGGTGTGACGGTGAGTCCGAGGACGTTGGCCGAGCCCTGCAGCTGGAAGGTCCACAGGTCCGCCATGATGAACTCGGTCGACGAGTTCAAGAGCGCGACCAGGGCGGCGGAGGCGGGCTTCACGAAAGGATCACGGCCGCACCGAGATGAAATCGAGCTTCTTCAACGACCACAGCCGGTACATGAAGTTCTCGAATTGATAGGCGTCGCTCATGAAGCGGCAACGGAAGTAATAGCTGAAATTGGCGGTGATGACCGCACCGAGCGGCGGTGGCGTCGTGAAAGTCATGATCCCGGTCGTCGGATCCACCGACCAGCCGGCCGTCGCCTGCCGGATGCCGTTCAGGTAGACCGCCGAGACCAGGTTCGGGGCGGCGATCGGCTCGAAGAAGTTGGAGGCGCCCGGTACCCCGAAGGTCCGCCCGAGCTGGACCGTCGTCGAGCTGCCGCTGCCAACGCCGATCTGCTGGTTCGTGACCTGGTCGTCGGTCGGGTCGTCGTAGAGGAAGGTGGCAAAGGCGCCTTGGCAGGCGAGGAAAAAGCCCATCAGGGTTCTAAGGTCAGTGGCGAGCAGCGAGCCGATCGGGGTGACGCCGGCGGCGCCGCTGTTATCGCCGAGTGCATCCCAGGTCAGTGCGAATTGCCACAGCGGAAAGGGATAATCGAGCATCCGCAGCTCGCGGCCCGAGACCGCGCGCTGGACGCGGGTCTGGAAGGTCGGGGTCTTGGTTACCGACCAGCTCTGCCCGACGAGCTTCGGGAGGACACCGATATCAGCCATGGCGGGGCGAAGCGCAACTTCGTCCCCGGCGGGCGCCAGCGGCTCCGCGCAGCGGCGCTCGCGAAAGCCCGCACCGGAGACAATGAGCGCCGTAGGCCGGATGAAATCCGCCGGTCATGCCGGCACGTTCAGCGCCGAGCCGTTGCGGATCGCGCGGTTGACCGCGGCGACGATCTGCGGGCCGGCGTTCATGACGCTCCTCCCGTCCCAGGCCTGGACATTGAGGTTGAATGTGTGGCCGCCGCCGCCGCGGGCGATCATCGATTGTAGTCCGTCGCTGAGATGCGCCGGCAGCACCATCTCGCGCTGGTGGAGCACGGAAAGGATGCCACCCGCCTGGAAATGCGGCACCACCCAGCCGCCGGCAGCCGCCGGCACGATGCCGCCCTTCGCCAGCCCGAGAAACCCGGCCGAGATGTTGGCAAAGCCGGCGCCGCCGCCAAACAACCCGCCGAGCCAGCTGCCGATTGCCGGGAAGATGCCCGTGGAGCTGATCGCCTGCCCGAAGGCGGCGCTCGCCAGCCCGCCCTCGCCGATGCCGAGGAGCCCGGACAGGCCGCGCGAGCCGAACGCCAGGCCGCCGAGCTCGCCCGAGCCGAAGAGCAGGTTCGAAAAGCCGGCGCCGAGGCTCGCCGCCCCGCCGCCGAAGAGCAGCGAGGTGAGCCCGGCTTGCAGATCCTTGAGGAGGCTCGAGGTCAGACTCTTCAGCCCGGCGCGCAGCACGTACTCCTCGAGGTCGACCCCGAGCGCCCGCCGGCGGGTGCCGAAGAGCGCATTGTCGAGCCCAGTCTCGAGCCCCTTGGTCATGGAATTGATGGCGTCGGCGGCGAGGTCGAGGCTGCCGGCGGTGGTCGCCAGGCTGGTCGAGGCAGTGTCGAGCTTCTGCGCCGCATCGTTGACCGCGCTGGCGACCGCGGCGGCGTTGCCGCCGCCGCTCTGCGCGAGGCCTTGCACCATGGCGCTGACATCGGCCGGGAGCACCATCTCGCCGGCGTGCAATTGCGCCAGCTGGTCGCCGCGCACGATGCCGCCCGATTGATAGCCTGGCATCGCTTGCAGCTTGTCGATCCGCGTCTGCAGCTCGACGATCGCGGCCTTGCCCTGCGCTTGTAGCGACTCGGGCAGCTCGGCGAGGCCGGCTTCGATCGTCTTGATCTGCTGCTGCAGCGCCTCGATCGTCAGCTTGTGCGGCGAGGCCTTGCGGATCGCCTCGATCGCGTCGATGTCGGCCTGCGACGGCATGACGAGCGGCGCCGCCGGGACTGCGCGAGCCGCCTTCATCGCCTCGAACATCTCGACTATGAACGGCGACTGCCCCTCCCTCCCGGGCTCCTGCGGCCCGCCGGCGACCATGTCGCGGGCTTTTTTCAGCTGCTCGGCATAGGGGCCGTAGCGCGTCGCCAAGGCCTGTGCCAGCATCTCGGCCTGCGTCGCCCGGCTGGCGCCGAGAAAGGCCGCCAATTGCTCACCGCCGAGGAGCCGATACCGCTCGACAAAGGCGGTCATCTCGGCCGACGAGCCGAAGACGCCCGGCAGGTGCTTTTCGAACTGCTTGAGATCGCCGCCGTATTGGGCGGCGAGCATCGCCGGCGCGATCTTGGCGATCGCCGCCCGTGCGGCTTCGCTGAGGCTCGGGATGCGCTCGATCGCCTGGGCGGTCGCCTCGGCGTGCTTGCCCTCCTCGGCGGTGATGACGCCCTTCAGCTTCTCGTAGCCCTTGACCGCCTCCTCCGGCGCGCGGCCCATCGCCAGCGCCTCGCCGCCGACCCGGCGCAGTTCGGCTTCCATATCGATGAGCTTGGCAATGCCGATGCCGATCGTCGCAACGATGCCGGCGATCACCGCCGTCACCTGCCCCATCGGAGTCGTCGCGAACCAGGTGGCGGTGGCGCCGACACCTTTCATCGCGATGTCGAGGGCGCCGGAATCTCGGGCCAAGGCCGAGATCGAGGCGATCATCGCCCCGCGCTGGCCGTGCATCGATTCATCGAAGATCGCGATCAGGTGGCGGGCGTCGGATTGCAGGTTGTCGGCGAGGGTCTTGCCAACGCCCTTCAGACTTTCGAGGAGGTCCTTGTTGGTGTGCTTGAGCGCGCCGAGCTTTTGCAGCGCCTTGTCGGCCTCGCCGCCGACCTCGCCCAGGGCCTTCATCGCCTTGTTGGCGTCGCCACCGGCGGCGGCGATCAGCTCGCGCATCTGCCGCTGGGTGACTTCGAGCGGCTTCATCCCTGCCGCCGCCTGCGCGCCTGCGGCGCTGACCTGGTCGCCCATCTTGGCGGCCGAGTCTTCGACCTCCTTGAACCCGGCCTTCGCCTGGCTGGCGTCGACGGTGATCTTTACGTCGATCCGATCGTCAGCCATGGGCCGACCGCGCCTTCAATGCCGCGAAATCGAGGATGGCGGGGCCGCCGAGCCCGGCATGGACGTCGCCGGTGCCCAGCACCGCCATCGGGTGCATCTCCGGGAGAGGTGCGCCCGGCCGCCGCTTCTTGATCCCGAGAAAGCTCGCCAGCATCGCCTGGATGCGGGCGAGGCTGAGCGCCGGCGGCGGCAGCTCGTCCCAGTCGCCGAGGATCTCCTGCGCCTCGGCGAGGGTCATCTCGCCGATTTCGCTCGGGGTGTAGCCGATGCCGGTGGCGAGGGCGCCCCAGAGGCGCCGGAACCCATCCTCGGCCCTGATCCGAGGAGCTGCGGGTCCGCGCCCGCCACCGGCGATGCTTCCCCCGCTGCGGAGAACCCCGCGAGGGCCATGAGCCGCGTCACCGCCGCGCCGAGCTCGAGGATCGAGCCGGCCAATTCCTCGACCTCGGCGATCGAGCGGTCGCTGGCTGCTGCCACGATCGCGACGGCAAAGTCGTAGCCGGCATCCTCCATCGCCTCGCCGGCCTCGACCGCGGCCCGCTGCCGATCGATGACGCGGGCGATGGCGCGCGACTGGCGCAGCCGGATCTTGTCGATGCCGGCGACCAGCTCGGCAAGTTCGCTCATCGGCTATTCGACGGTCGAGAAAAAGCCGATCGTGTTCGAGGCATCGGCGAAGGCCATGAAGTCCAGCTCCTCGATCGTCCAGTCGTCGAGCCGGGTCGGCAAGGTCAGCTTCGAGGCGGCGCAGGCGTTGAGCCTGAGCGCCGTGCCCTTGCCCTGGTAGGTGGTATAGAACGTCGCCTTGAAGGTCGGCAGGATGCCCATCAGCTGGTTGGTGATCTTGACCTCCTGGCCCGTGCTGGTGATCGTATAGGTATAGGAGATCAGCACCGCGAGCCCGGCATCGGCCGAAGCGAAGGTGTAAACGCCGGTGGCGAAATTGACCGAGTATTGCCCGGCGGCCGCGGGTGTCGTCACTCGGTTGAAGCGGATCCCGGTCGCTGCATAGGTGACGCCGAGGTCGTCGTTGTAGCTCGCTGCGTTAGCGACGTTGACCTGGAACGGCGTGGTGCCGGGGATCGCGTCAGCCTCGTATTCGGCGATGCCGAACTGGCCGGTCGTCGCCGTCTGGCCAAAGAAAATATCGGAATAGATCAGGCCGAGGATCTGGGCGTACTTGGCCTTGCCGGTGATCTTGGCCTGGCCGCGGCCGATCGCCACCGGGAACTGGAACTGGCCGTACAGCTCCTTGGCCGTCCAGTCGAAATCGACCGAGATGTCCTGCAAGATGCCGAACTGCCGCGGGCCGATGCCCGAGGTCACGCCGAGATCGGTGCGCTCGCCCCAGAGCGCGCCGGCGCCGAACGAGAGTTGCATGTGAGTCTCACTCCACTCTATTTACGGATCGCCTCGGCCACCGCGGCGCGCAGGCCTTCCTCGATCTCGGGTCGCATCTCTTTCAGCGCCGAGCGCAGAAACGAGCGCTCGGGCAACGGCGGATGCCGAACATAGCGGCGGAAAATCACCCGGCCGCCCACCAAGAAGCGCAGCGCCCGCGCCGTCCGCGCCTGGATCAGCCAGGGATGGGCGACGCCATATTCGTGGAACCGGGCATAGCGGACGGCGGTGCCGACCGAGGCCGAGACCGCGGTCTCGGTCTGCGACACCTGGGTGTCGATCGACCGGGCCAGCGCCCCGCTGCGCTGGTGCAGCACCTGGCCGGAAAGCTTTTCGTCCTGGACCTTCTTCTGCAGTTCGAGGCCGAGCCGGGCGACAGCGCGCACCAGTCCGTCGCGCACGCGGCCCGGCATCGCGTCGAGCCGCGCCACCAGCTCCTTGTCGCCTACGAGCTCGACGGTGATCACAGCGGCTCCTCTTGCCCGACGACTTCGCAGCGCAACTCGAGCCCCTGCCTTTGCCTCAGCGGAGGCAGCATGAGGACATTGAACTGGCCCTCGCCATGCAGCGACAGACGGATCTTTTCGATGCCGCATTCGCGCCGGTAGGATCTGGCCATCTCCACGGCCGCGCGATGCGCCTCGGCCCAGGTCGCAAACCTAATGAATCGTCGTCCCGGCGCATGCCGGGACCCACGGCCGCCATGGACCCCGGCCTCTCCGCCGGGGTGACGAGGGGTGTGGGTCATACCGCCAGGATCTCGACCGGGATGATGGCGATCGCCTGATCGCCGAGAACGCCTTCGTCGGTGTCGATCTTGCCGGCGATAAAGGCGTGCTGCACCAGCGTCGGCAGCCCGAGATCCTGGCTGCCGGTCGCCGGCGCCGGCGCCAGCGCCGCCTCGACCGCGTCCAGGAGCGGGTTGAGGATCGCCGCCGGCGCCAGGTACGGATCGGCCGAATGGACATAGACGAAGAGGTCGGCATAGAGCTTCCAGACCGGCGGCGAGCCGCGCGGCGGCCGCTGTTCGGCGACCGACCCCTTCTCGCACATGAACAGCGCCGGCTGCTCGGCCGGCCCGACATCGCTCCAGTGCCGCAGCCGCCGGCTCGCGGTGGCGAAGTTCGCGGCCTCGGCGGCGAGCGCCCACAGCGCCGCGTAGATCGCCTCGCGGTTGATCATGGGCCGAGCTGCGCCGCGGCGAAAGATGCCACCGTGTCAACCGCGGGGTCGTCCATGTCCCGCGTCGCGACGAAACGCGCGGTCGTGTGCCCGCCGCGCGTCACCGAGACCATGATGCCGTCCATCCACGGCCGCACCTCGACGCTAAACGGGAAGTCCGGCGTCGGATCGTAGACCCGGCCCTCGACCGCGAGCCGCTGCGGCCGATAGCGCCGCGCCAGCCCGAGGAAGCTCATGCGACCGCCGCCAGGATCGCCGGGTCGAAGCTCGTCGGCGCCGGCACCGGCGGGCTGCCGAAGATCGGCGCCACCTGCCGGTATTGCTGCAACAGCAACTGGATATCCGAGGCCATGTCGCGCAGCGAGAAGGCGGTTGTTTCGTATGAAACAGTCTCGCCGCCGCCGAGGCTCTTCGAGCGCTCGCCGATGCGGGTGCGCTCGCGGTATTTGCGGCAGACGAGTTCGAGCGTCGCCTGGGCGATGTCGAATGGCACGCTGGTGAAGCCCGCCGTGTAGCGCAGCAGGATCGTCGCGCGCTTCCTCGGCACCCAATAGCCGCGGATGGTGATGGCCGTCGAGGTGAAGACATAGCCGGGGAAGCCCGCGGTCTGCGTCAGGAACGAGGGCGAGGTGCCGCCCGGTCCGGCCGGGACGAAACTCGGCCCGTAATTGGTCGGATCGGGCGGGATCGTCACGCTATCGACGACGACGAGCAATACCGCCGTTACCGGCTGCACGCCGAAGGCGAGAGTGACGGTATCGCCCCAAGAGCCGAGGCCGTCGCGCACCTCCTGCCAGTCGCCCGATAGGAGCGGGCGGTTGAGCCAGCTCTGCACAAACTGGCTCGCCGCGGTGATCAGCCGCGACAGCAACAGGTCGTCGGTCGCCGGGTAGGGCTGCGGCCCGGTTTGCAGCCAGGCCCGCACGTCGGCAAGGGTGGTCAGATCGCCGAAAGCCATGGCGGATTTTGATCAATGGCGCCCAAATGTGGGCAGGTCACCCGTTTCCGATATTTGTGATGACGCCAAGAGCGAACGGCGCGTAGACCGCGAGAACCGCCTCGGCATAGACCCCGACCTGGCGCTGACGAGTAACAATGGGCCAGTCGATCTGGTAATAGTCTTGCCGGGTCTTGACTTCGGCGACGTTGGGGACTTCGTTTGACTGGTATTGGATCGGCAGGTTTTGCGCCCAGCCGATGATCGTCCCCGGCGGCACCCGGGGATGCAGCCGGATCGGGATGCGCAGGCCGGTCTGGGTGCCGTCGGCGGTGTTGAACGGGTTGTAGTAGTAGGCGACCGTGCCGGATGCAGTCAGCGCATATTCGCCGCCAGCTTCGGCGCTATCCGCACGCTCGTAGCGCAACAGCGGCCCGGCGGTGTTCGACAGCACCTTGGTGGTGATGTTCTTCAATTCCTGGGCGTTGACGAAGAGCACGGTCGGCGACAGCTGGAAGTTGTTCCACATCGTCTGGAACATCGTGTCGATCTCGTTGACCGAGCCGCGTCCCGAGGCAGTGAGGAAGGTGCCGGTGCCGGCGGTGCCGGTGGCGAGCGTGCTGACATAGGCGTTCGAGCCGGCGGCCAGCGCCGTCGTCCACAGCCCGTTATAGGCGTAGCTCGGGTTGGCGCTGCTGTCGGCGGTGATCGTCCCGGCCGATTGGGTGCCGGCGACGAGCGGGGCGGAAATCGTCACCGAGTTGATCGTGGTGATCGCCTGCAGGGTCTCGGCGTTCGAGGCGGTGCCGACAAACCAGGCATAGGCGACGGCACCGGTGACCGCGGTCACGGTCGCGGCCAGCATGTTGGTGCCCGAGGTGACCGCCTGGCTGGCCGACTCGGCCGAGAGGTTCGAGGAGCCGCCGTTCAGGACGTAAGTCTTGCCGTCGGCGCCGGTCACGGTCTTTTGCGTCGGGCAGACGCTGGCCGCGGTCACCGCGGCGACGCCGCTGCTGGCCACCGTGTTGAGCGGCGTCCCGCCGGCGTTCTGAAAGCCCTCGATGGTCAGCGCCACGACCTTGACGTAATAGGTGCCGGTGGTCAGCGTCGACGCGGTGTTGGCGGGGGCCGAGACCGTGGGGGTCGCCGGGGTGCCGAGCGAGAGGCCGCCGGCGGCGGCGCCGGCGTTGCCGCCGAGGATCGCCATCTCTTCCTTCAGCATCATCTTTTGCAGCAGGCGGAAGGTCATCCGCGCCTGGATGTCTTCGAAGTGCTGGCCGGCGGCGATCGCCTCGTAGGTCGCGGCGTCTTCCTCGCCGATCGTGACGTAGGTCGCCGATTTCGAGGCCGTTGCATAGCTCATCTGGCCGGAGCGCTGGCCTTCCGGGACCCACCCCATGGCGTCGAAGCCGGAGCCGACGATCGACGACACCTGCCGCCAGTTGGTGGCGGTGCCGGTGCCGCCGCCGACCCGCGGGATCACGTTCCGCAAGGGCGTCACGAACGGATAGAGGTTCTTTGCCGGCGCCTGCAGATCGTAGGCAATGAGGCCGGTGCCAGTCGAGATCGTCTTGGCGATGTCGTCCGATGGGCTGCGCAACGCCTGCTTGTAGAGGTCAAGGGTGTCTGCGGTGAGCTGGTTCACTTCGTGCTCCTTGGTGCTTTCCGGGCCGGCTCCGATTGCTCGGCCGAGGCTGCCGGTGGTGGGACGGGCAGAAACCCGGCCCGGATCAGATGGAACGCCGCCTCGCGCGGCACTCGGATGCGGCCGTTGTTGTCGACGCGGTAGCGCTCGGTGCCGTGGTTCGCCTCGTCGCAGCCGCCGGGCGCGACAAGCTCGATCAGGTCGTTCACTGCTGCGGCTCTGGCTCGGCAACTCGCGGCATGATCGGGGCCGGTCCGCGGCTCGGGATCGGGTTGCGGCGCGCCGCCTTGATAAGCAGCATCGCCTGCTCATCGGGGCTCATCCGGGCGATGCGCGCGGTCAGATCGGCGTCGCTGATCTCGCCTGGCGCCGCGCCGTCGGTGCCCTTCTCGATCCGGGCGAGACCCAGGGTCGAGCGCGCGGTTAAGGGCGGTAACGGCGTGCGCTTGATCGCCGCCACGTCGGCGGCGATGGCATCGAGCCGCGGCGCCAGCTCGGCGACAGCCTGCGCCAGCGCGTCGTAGCGCTTTTGCAGGCCGCCGGGCCGGCTCCCCTTGTCCCGGCCTTCGCCGGGACGCTCGAACTCGGTGCCCTCGTCCTCTTCCTCGCTCGCGCCGGGCGTGCCGCCAGGCATCAGGGCGCCGTGCTCCGGGTCGGCGGCATCACATTTCGCCCCGGCGGCGCAGAGATGATCATGGGCCTCTTGCAGATGCCCCATCGTCTCCATCGAGTGCCGGCCGCCGGCCGCTTCCTTGATGCAGATCTTGCCGTCGGTCAGCTTGTTGAGGCAGCCATGCGCCACGTCCATCAGCGCCTGGTGCGCCTTGCCGCGCTTACCCAGGCTCTGAGCGATCAGCTCGAGCAAGCGCTTCTGGTGCTCGGCGCTGTTGACCGTCGTGTATTCGCCGGGCCGGTATTCCTGCGCCGGCGGCTCGACCTGCGGACCCAAATGGGTCGGGTTGCGCGCCGTGTCCTGGGTCGAATCCTCGCCGTAGCTCTCGCGCGCCCCAGCCGCCTTCATGCACTCCATGCAGTCGTCGAGATGACTGCGCTCGCCGGTCGTCAGGCCGCCGATGCCGCGCGCCGCCTTGCAGGCGCCATGCGCGAGGTCGAGCAGCGCCTGGTCGCCCATCGAGTGTTTGGCCTTCGCCAGCCGACGGACTAATTCTGCCCGGCCGTCGAGCCCGGACTTGCGCAGGCTGGCGGCCAGGGCGGCCATCGCCATAGCCTGCCCCGGATCAAGCCCGGGGCCTTCGCCGGGGCCTTCGCCGGGACCCTCGCCGCTCTGCAGCTCCTCAGTCTCCTCGGCGACGAGCGCATTCAAGAAACCGCACAGCTCGTCAATGATGCCGCCGAGCCGCGCCGGCTGCGGGCTGTCGTCGCCCTCCATCGCCGCCTCGGTCAGAAGCATGTCCTTCAGTTGGTCGAGCTGCAGGATGCATTGCGCGACATGGCCAACGTCCATCAGGTGCTTGCGCATCTCGACCCGCGCCGCCTTCTCGCCGTCGTCGGCACTCGGCGGCCCTTCGGGGTCGATCTTGTCTTTCCAGGCAGCGACGATCTTCGCCTTGATGCGCTTCACCTCGTCGGCCGAATACTTGCCGGCGTTCTTCGGCTTGTTGATGTAGTTCCAGGCGGCGCGGATGTGCTTCTCGCTGTCGATCGGATAGCGCTTCTTGCCGTCCGACTGATAGCCGGGATCGGCGTACTTCACGTCTCCGTAGGGCTTGTCGCCCCCGGCCTTCGCCGGGGCAGGCTCCGCTGGCTCGTTGCCGCCCTTTACCAACCCCTCGACGCGCTCGATGGCCGCCTTCAGCACGGCGATGGGGTCGTGACTGTCCATAAATCCGAGGGGGGCGTCCTGCGACCGCTTCCAGCAATCGAACACCGCTTCCGGATTCGCCGGCCGGTCGACGAGGCTGATCTCGTCGAGCCGCAAGCCGGTGATCGTCTTGTAGTCGGCCGGCTCGCGCGCCGTCACCTTGCCGCCGATCGAGAAGCCCTGGTAGACGCGCTCGACGACCTTGTTCCAAGCCTGGTCGTCGACGATCTTCGCGGCGACGTAGAGTCCCTTGTCGTCGACTGTGGCATCCTTGGCCTTGCCGACGGCCGAGAGCTGGTGCATCTCACGGATGTTGGCGAATTTCATGTAGTCGCCGAGCGCGGCATCGAGCGCCTCGCGCTTGACGACCTCGCCCTGATCGTCGCGCGCCTCGGTACTGGCATACCCCATGACCATGCGCTGCGCGGCGTCGATCTTGGCGATCGGCAGATACATCCTCATTTCTGGCAATCCCTTTTCCACTCTTGGCGCCGCGCCTCATCGACCGCATTGGCAATGGCGCGGATCACTTCAGGATCTTGCAGCAGCGGCAACAACACCGTCTTCAGATCCGGGGCCTGGGCCTGTGCCGCCCTGATGGCCTGCAAAACCTCCGGATCGCCGAGCAGCCGCAAGACCTGCGACTTGCACACATCCAGCATGGCCGCGAGCGTGTCCTGTCCCGGCTCAGCCACGATCGTCGGCGGCATGCCGAGGTTCACTGCCGCCGCATCTCCGGGATCAGCACTGCGGCGAGGCCGGCGAGCGCCACGGCGGCATTGATCGCGGCTGAGAGCACATCGGGCGCCGGATGCAGCCCGGCGGCGGCGAGCAGCGCCGCGAGCCCGGCATAGGTCGACGGCTCCCTGAGCCGCGCGACGAAGAAGGCAACGAAGTTCATGCGTCGTTCTCCTCACTCCAGTGCCGGGGTACCCGCTTGCCCATTTCTCGAACGGCGCGCGGGGCAAGGCGGAGAAGCCACGCCGCCACGAGACCCAGGACGAACATCAGGAGATCCCGCTTCATGCAGGCCTCAAAAACGGATGTCGGTGAGTTTCAGCGCCGCCAGGAATTGGGCCTCCGTCGTCCTGCCGGCCGGGGTGTTCCAGTACGCCTTGTAGTATCCCCAGAGCCCGGCCGCGGTGTGCGGCGGCAGCGGCGCCGCCACCCGCCAATAGATCAGCCGCGCCACCGCCGCGGCGAGCACCAGGTTGCCGTCGACCTGATCGATGACCGGCTGCGGCGTCTTGACCGTGCGCAACGCCCGCGTCTCTTCGGCCGTCAGCCCGCCGAGCAGTGCCGCGAGCGTCGCCGGCTCGACCTGGAAGACGCTCTTCGCCGGACCCGCGACCTGCGTCAGCCAGGTGCCGAGGGCGCTCTCGACTGCCGCCGTCGCCATCAGCAGATCGGCCGCGACGAGGCTCTGCGGGATTCCTGCCGGCACCAATGCGCGCAGCGCCGGTCCGAGAACGCAATTGCGGAAATCGGCAGCGGCGATGGTCATGGGTCCGCCGCCTTGTTGGCCCGGCTCAGCGTCTCACCGAGGCGGTCGGCGGCGCGCTGCAATTGCTCGATCGCGGCGCGGCATCGTGCGTCGCAGATCGGCTGGCGGGCCTGGTCCGTCGCCACCGGCGGCGCCGGGGCGGAGCCTGCCCCGGCGAAGGCCGGGGGCCTCGGCGCGGATGTCGCCGATGCCGCGCAAGCGGCGAGCGCGAGGGGCGGCACCAGGAACAACGCCCTCATCGCCGGCGCTCCGCAATGGCCTGCCGCAACGCCCCAATTCCTTCGCGCAATTCGGCAACGCCGTCCCTGAGTTCCTGATTCGTCGCGGCCTGCTGCCGCGCCGATTCCGCGGTTTCCCGCAGAGCGTCGGCGAATGCCTTCTCATCGGCCTGTCGAGCCGCCAGCCCTTCGGCGCGCTGCGCCTCGAGGGTGGCGACGCGCGTGGCGATGGTGCCGTACTGCCAGGCGAGGCCACCGAACGCCATCATGACCGGGATGATGATCGCGGCCCAAAGCGCGACGAGATGCCTGTCGGTCAAGTCGCTCAAAACGGCAAGGCGAGGTTGAACGGCGCCGGGATCGCCTTGCCGATGTCCTGCAGCAGCATCGGCGCGACAACCGCGGCGCACGGGCCGGCCGCGACCGCCTGTTGGGCCAGCCGCTTACGCTCGGTCAGCACGGCCGCACCATCGGCCGCCGGGTTCGGCGTCGGCGCCACGGCGGCGGCGAGCCCGACCCAGCACATCGCACCGAGGGAGTCGTTGCCGCCCTTCGCCAGCGCGCCGGCGTTGACGAGATCGCCAGCAGCGAATTGGCGGACGCCGGAGCAGCCGGCGAGCGCCAGGATCAGCGCCAATGATGCAAGGCAGATTTTCATGCGCATAACCTCCGCAATCGTTCGCGTCCACGGGCCAGGCGATGCCAAGCCGCCTGGTGCGAGGTGCCGGCGGCGCGCGCCAGGCCCTTCCCGCGCAGCCCAGTGAGTGCGACGAGCAGCACGATCTGGCGCTGTCGCCGCGGCAGTGCCGCCAGGGCACGGTCGACATCGCCCAGCTCGAGGCGATCGAGTTGGTTTGGCAGCGCCGGCGCCTGGCCGGCGGCGCGCCAATATTCCCCGTCCCGGCGCAGGCGTGAGAGCCGAGTGCGCTCGGCGGTGAAATAGAGGTTGCGCGCCATCGTGATCAGCCAGGCCTCGAGGTCGGTGCCCCCGGCCCCCGTGTCGGGGCACGGGGCAGGCTTCGCCGGGGCAGGCTCCACAAACCGACGCCGGCGCTCCAGGGCGCGCAGAAAGACTGCCTGCACCAAATCCGCGGCGACATCAGGATCGCGCGTCAGCGCCCCGGCGTAGCGCCCCAGCGCCGGCAGCAACGCAACGAGCCGCTGCGCGAAACTTTCGGCGTCGATCACCCGGCGGCGCGCGGCGGCCGGAAGCACATGATGGCGCCATCCGGCCCGGACGAAGCGCCGTATCGAAACGGATCGCGCGGCGCCCAGCACACCACCGGCCCCGGCGGCCGCAGCAATTCGCTCGTATCGATCTTGGTCACCGATTCCGGGACCGAAACGAAACGGTTCGGGGCGTCGGCGCCGAACTTTTCCCGCCCGATATAGACCCACCAATGGTGGTCGGGCGAGTTCTTCGGGCTGATGACGCGGGTCTCTTCCCGGCAGTCGGCGACGCCGCAACAGCTCTGGCCAGCTGGCGTTTCGAGTTTCTCGAACCATGGCGCCAGGCGCGGATCGGCGCCCGCCGGCGGCGCCGCGAGCGCGGCGAAAACCCAAGCGGCGATCGTGCAGAGAGCAAGCGCGATGTAGCCCGCCCACAGAAACAGCTTGGTCATTTCGGCTGCTCGGCCATGCAGCGCACGCCGCCTTCCTGCCAATCGCGGTGATCGTAGAGCCACACCCGTTCAATGTCGAAGCCGGCCGCAGTACATTCCTCGAACGAAACGAACTGATGCTCGGCGAGGCGCTGTGGCAGCGGCAGCGGCTTGCATGAGCCTGCCCCGGCGGAGGCCGGGGGCGAGCCGAGCAGCGCGCAGACAAAGATCGTCAGGAACATCCCTACACCTGCTGACAGAGCTGGACGATCGGCCGCATCTGATCGGCCCACCAGCCGAGCACGAAGCGCATGAACTGCATCAGCTGGGAAATATCCTCGTGACCATTGTAGACGGCCATGCAGTGCTCCCAGAGGGCATGCGCGGCAAGCGGGCCGGAGGCGCTGCCCATCACCGCCGCTCCTCGAACAGCGCCGGCGGGGGCTGCCGGTGCGCCAGCCGCTCGGCCAGCCATCGCGACGTCGGATAATCGGCGAGCGGCGGCACCGGCAGCGGCGGCTTGCCGTGGCGCCCGGCGCGGGTGAGGCCCAGGAAATAGCGGCGGCAGTTCACGGCGTTCGGGCCGCGGCCCAGGAGCGCTGCGGCTTCGCGCGCCGGCCGGCCCTGCATCTGCCGCAGCCGCCGCTCTTCGGCGGCCGTCCACGATCGGCGCATCACCGCCGCCCGACAATCGCGATGGCGCCGGCGCCGAAGGCGTAGGTCGTGTCGGTAAAGGTCGGCACCACGACGCCGTTTTCGATCTTGTCGGGGCCGCGCTCGCGCATCTTGACGAGGCCGCTGTCGATATCAGCCTCGACGATGTCGCCCGGCAAGCGCGCCATCGTATCGAGCCGCACGATCCGCCATTTGGCGCGCTCATCCTCGGACTGAGCGGCGCCGAGGCGGCGCGGTAAGCTCATTGCGAATAGCCGACGATGCTGGTGACGGTCGTGGTCGAGTAGATCGCGGTCGCCCGGATCGGCCACATGCCCGAGGGCAGCAGGATCGAGACGCCCAAATCGCCGCCCGGCGTGTCGATCACCAGCACCTGCGTGCCGCTGTTGGCGAACGAGATCCACTCGGTGGTGTTGATCGCGGTCTTACCCATGCCTGGTGCGGTGATGGCGAAGGCTCGGGTGTGAAGGTTTTCTTCAGCCACAGCCGCCCTCGGCCTCAGAAATCGGCCGAGGCGACGATGTAGCCGGTGCCGCCGCCGCCTTGCAGCAGCGCCGCCTGACCGGCGGTGCCGGTGCCGGTCGCGGTCAGGCCGATGACGTTGGCGGTATGGGTGGCGTTGCCGGTGAGCCCGGTCGCAGCGGCGACGCCGCCGGTCGACGAGTTCGTCTTGAAGGTGCCGACGCTGGTGGTTACCGTCGGCGCCGTGCGCATCTGCACCGGGGTCGCGAGATACCAGATCTCGGTGTTCGTGGCACTGACCGAGCCGGCGCCGATGACGACGCCCGAGGCCGGCTCGGGGATCACCCAGGCATAGCGCTGGCAGATCTCCAATTCGACCTGCACGTCGCGGAACTCGAAGGGTCCGGCGACCGAGCCGATTTCGAGCTGCACACCGATCAGCTCGATGGCGTCGGTGGTGCCGGCGGTGCCGACGGGCGTCCATTGGAAGAGGACGCCGACCTGGGTTGCCGCCGCCGGGATCACGCCCGAGACCTGGAAGCGCTGCATCGTGCCGGTCAGGGTCACGGTGCTGTTGACCGCGTTCGCCTGCCCGGTCCACGAGCCCGAGACGAGGTTCGCCGCACTCTGGTTGGTGCCGGTGCCGCTGACGATCTTGACGGTCAAGACGCCGCCCGAATAGTTGGCGTTCGACATCGCCCAGAAGGACAGGGTGACGGTCTGCCCTTGCAGACGGTAGCAATCGGCGGTTTCGAGGACGTGGCCGGTGCTAATCGCGGTGGTGTCGGTGTTTGCCGCGGTGCGCTGCACCCGGAGCGAGTTGGCGAACCCGACGACCGTCGTGTTGGTCTGCTTTGACGGGGTGATCGAGGAGCTCGCGCCGCCGACATGAAACCAGCGGTCGGCGAAATAGGTGGCGGTGTTGGTGATCGCGCTGGCGATTGCCCCCGCCGAGGCAAGGCCCGGCACGTTCCTCTGCCACGGGTTGACGGTGAAGTCGCCGCCGTCGATCAAGTTGCGGAAGTTGGCGTTGGGCACCAAGACGACCGGCACGGCGCCGTCGTCGACCAGGTCGCCCTGGTCGAAGCCCTGGACCGGCACGCCATAGATCATGCCGTTGACATCGGCGGTATAGGTGCTGCCGCGGGTCTGATAGCTGCGCCCGGGCGTGCCCATGAAGGTGGTCATTTAGGCTCCTTTACGACTGGCCGATCGGCAGATCGGCGGAAAGCGTGAGCGTGCGGCCATCCGAGGTCACGGCCGTCGCCGCCAGGGTGTAGGTGGCGCCCGCCTGCCCCGGGAGGAAACCGCCGATCCGGGCGACGCTGAAGGCGCCCGTCAGCAGCACCGCAACGTCGGGCTGGACCGGAAAGGTGAGCGGCCCGCCGCCCGATCCGATCTGGGTCTGCACATAGGCCGCGATCACATGCGACTGCGGCGCCGGGTCGACGACCCCGCCTGGGGCCGCGGTCTTGACGGCGCAGGTCCAGCTCGTTGAGGCGATCGCCGCGGCGCCGATATCGGCGGTGAAGTCGAAGGCGAAATTGTCGTATTCCCCTGGTGCGAGCGGGTCGAACGGCCGCGAGATGCGCATCCCGTTACTCCCTGTCGATTCACCGCCGATGACGAGCCCTCATTGCTCCGGCGTCAGCAGCCGAATACGCCCCGGCGAGGGGCGCAGCCGGCCGCGGGCGACGACGTAGAGCGGCGCCGGGTTGGTCTGCCGCGCTTCGAGCTGCGGCAGAAAATCGGCCGCCAAGGTACGGAACCAGGCCAAGAGCGCGCTCTTGTCGGCGGCAGACAAGGCCGTCGCCTCGACCGCCGGTACGCCATCGGCACGGATGATGCCAGCCCACTCGACCGGGACCAGGCTGTCGCCGGAGACGATCAGCGCCCGCACGAACGACAGGAACTCGACCGGGTGCGAATCGAAGCGCACGCTCAAGAGCGCCTCGAGCGGCAGGCTCAGATCGGCGCGCGCCGCACCGGTGCCGGTCTCGGCCGGCGCTCCCGGATCGTTCCGCACGGCGAGGGCCCATTCCGTTGCCGGCAACGGGTCGCACCGCAGCAATGCCCCGAACTCGGCCCAGGCCCCGTCGCGCACCGCCGACAGCAGCGCTTCGACGGGGAGGGAGGCGTCGCTCCGCGCCGCTGCCGACGATGCCTCGATCGGCGGAAAGAGGTCACGCCTCCAAACCGCCGTGTTCTCTGCTGCCGCCGCCGGATCGAGACGCGCCACGAGCAGGAATTCGCCCGGCGGCAGCGCATCCCAGCGGAACAGCGCCGCCCACTCGACCGGCGCATTGTCGAGGCGCAGCGTCTGCAACAACTCGATCGGCGCGAAGCTGTCGCCGCGCACCGCCGGCAGCACGCTCACGAACTCGGCTTCTGCCGGCGGGTCGGCGCGGACCGCGAGCAGCAGCTCGAGGCGGGCGGGCGGATCGATCACCTGAGTTGCTTGGTTCTCGGCCGCCGCTGGCGGATCGGCGCGAGCAGTGGCCGCCGCCTCGGCCGGCGACCAGAAATCCCCGCGCGCGGTCGCCCGCACCTCGATGGGCGGCAGCGGGTCTGCGCGCGCGGTTAACAGGAGTTCGACCGGCGCCCAAGCATCGGCCTGCTGCGTCGCCCCGGCTTCGAGGGGCGGCGCCATATCGCCGCGGTAGAGCGCCACCCATTCGGCATAGGCGCCGTCGCGGATCACCCCGGTGCGCCATTCGAGCGGCAGCCAGCTGTCGGTGCGCACGGCCGGCCCGCCCAGCCATTCGGCGGGCGGGAGCGGATCGGCGCGCACCGTGGTCCGCCATTCGAACGGCGAGAACCAGCCATCGGCCTTCAGCGCGAATTCGAGCACCAGCCCGCGGAAGGACGGCGTCCCCGCAGAGAGCGCGTCGCCGGTGAAACCCGGGGCGCCGGTCAAGAGCCCGGTCGCGCCGTCGCCGACATCGAGGACGCCGGTCTGGGCCACGTCGCTCCACACCGCCGCCCCGCTCTCGACGGCGGCATCCGCATCGCCGGCGATCACCGGGTTGACGGTGTAGACGTATTCGATCTGGACCGGAGCGCCGTCCTGGGTGAAGGCGCTCTCGAACGGAAAGGCTACATCGGCGGCGAGCGGCGACTGAAAATTGAAGCCGAGCAGCAGTGTCAATCAGCGCTCGAACCAGGTGCAATCGAGGCCGGCGAAGGCGAAGCCGGCGGTGACGTTCGACGGCGCCCACAGGTACATGAGGAAGAATTCCTGCGGGCCGACGGTGACCGCCGGATGATACTCGACGAGCTGCAACGCGCCGGCGCTCGACCGCAACGTGCCGGTGCCGCTGCGGTCGGTGGCGCCGAAGACGATGCGGTAATCGTCCTGCACGCCGCTCGAGGCGGCGCCGACCGGGATCACGGTGCGCAGATTGCCGTTGCCGACAAGGATGCGGGCATTGGCGCCCTGCGCCGGCACCGTCGGCGGCGCCCCGGCCGCGGTCGACAGCGGGAACCACCACACGCCATTGATCGTCGGGTTCTCGTCGATGTTGGTGCACACCGCCGGTGCCTGGTAGGCGGTCACCGTCGCCGGGGTTCCGGGCGCGCCGAGGCCGGAGATCGTGGTCGGCGTCCGGTTCACATTGTCCAAGGCCGTCGCATAGAGCAGGCCGGTGCCGGAGGTCGGCGCCACCGCGCAGAGGAAATGAATGTCGCGCAGGTGGCAGCGCGGCGAGCTGGGGCCGGCGGGGGCGTTGTTCTTGAAGACCAGCGCCGCCGCCGTGGCGCTGTACGACGCCGACAGCCCCAGCTGCAGCGCCGTGGCGCTCGGCAGCATCGACGACATCAT